TTAGGAAGTCGGGGCGACCTTTTCCGGGGCACGGCGGTAGACCCTGTTCAGCGTGCGCGCGTCGATGTGGCCCAGGAGTCGGCCATCCTTGGCGTCGCTGCCGGCCTTGGCGCGGAGATCATGGAACGTGAAGCGCTCCGCGATCAGGCCCTGCTTCAGGCACTCGATTTGGTGCCGCTGCCAGAGCGTCTGGAAGCCGTCGGCGCTGTAGGGCTGGCCGTCGCGCCGGCAGATCACAAACAAGCTCCCCACGCCCTCGGCCGGCAGCTGGCCCGCGAGGTCCACTGCCGTTCGCAACGCGCTCGACCAACTGACCACCAGGCGCTTGCCGGTCTTGCCTTGGCGAAAGTGGATTCCCTCACTAGTCAGCTGGGCGCGGCGGAGCTTCAGCAGGTCGCTCTCGCGCTGGCCGGTCACATAGGCCAGCGCCATCATCGCCTGGATCACGGGGCTCCCCGCCTCGAATACGGCCAGGTACTCCTCGTGGGTCACATAGCGGTCCCTGGGAGCCTCGGCGTTGCGCTCCACGCCCAGGCAGGGGTTTGCCTTGGCCAGGCGCCAGCGAACGGCCTTGGTGAAGACGTGGGACAGTAGGGCGATGTCCCGGTTGGCCTGGACCTTCGCCGGCGACTCGTCGAGATATTGGGCCACCTCGCCGCTGGAAATCTGATCGGGCGAGAGGGCGCCAAACACCTGAGTCAGTACCTCCAGGCGCCTCTCCTGGGTCTTTCTCGTGCTGGGCGCCTTCGTAGGCAGGATGTCCCGGGCGTACCTGAGGAATATCTCCCTCATGCGGACGCGGCCATCGCCACTCAGCAGCTCTGCATAGGCCCGTAGCGCTTCGGGTTTCTCCTTGCCGAGCTTGATCCATTTGCCCTCGCTGGTGACATAGAACCAGAACCCGCGCGAGAAATACACGCGCGCCGGCATGTCCTTGTCCTTAGTTCTTTTCCGTCCCATTCCCATACAGGTTACCTCCTCGCGTGCAGCGCGGAAAAGTTCGGCCGCTGCGTGGCTGGCTTGACGGCTCCCGTCATCGCCGCCGTCAGGGCCGCGAAGGTGATGCGCGCCCTCCCATCAGGCCGTACCAGGGGCGTAAGGCCCATCTCCCGCAGGGCTTCCAGCTGTTTGCTGGGCTGCTGATAGCCGGTGGCATCGGCCAGTTCCTCGTCGGATAGCATGCGATCGCTCACGGCTGCCCCGCCCGCGCTATCCTGCCGGCTGGATGAGACGGCGAAACGAAGACCCCAGCCCGGGCAGTGCAGCTCCGGGCGGGCGATTGCGAAGGGCAAGACACAAGACGCGCGATTTTCCATTGAATGCGCCGCGGCTTAGGGGGTAACGTGCGCGCCATCGACCGGAGAAAAGCATGTCCAGGCCCAAGCTGAACCGCGAGACCGTGATCCTCGAGGTTGCGGGTGAGGAGGTGCATATCACCATCCTGAACGCCGGCGAGGACGCCTGGTCTATTGTGGAAGTGGTGGCCGGCTCCTTCCCGCCGCTCTCCTATCGTGAGGAAGGCTACCCTACGCGCGAGGCCGCCATACAGAAGAGCATCACGATTGCGGCTGATCTGCTCGGCGCCTAGAGAGCCGATGGCGTGCGGCAACGAGACGAAAACCCCAACCCGGGCCCGGTCGGAGACCTGCGCGAGCACGTCGGCCAGCACTGGATCCGGTTGCATTGCACGCGCTGCATGAACTCCCGGGAGTTCAACCCGCTGGACCTGATCGCGCGCTACGGCGAGATCTCCTGCTCGACCCTGGTCAGCAAGGCCGTCTGCGGCCGCTGCGGAGAGCGCATGCCGGAGTTCCGGCTGCGATCGCCCTGCCTGCCGGATCGGTCGGATGCGCCGCCCCTGCGGCCCGCGAGATGAGGCGGCTACAGGGGGATGCATAGCTCACTCCCCTGCAGCTTGTGCGAGATCCGCCTAGGCCGCTCCACGACGCTGATCCAGGGGTTTCGCCGGCGAAACTCAGCCTCCAGGCCATGGGCGCCGGCATGGCGCAGGTGGCCGAAGTAGCTGGCGGCCTGGCTGCGGCCGCGGCGCAGCTGCTCGGGCGTCGCGCGGATCTGGTTGCCGTGGACGTGGGCGCGCGACCAGGCGGCGAAGGCCTCCCTGGCGTGCGAGACCACGCGCCGGCGCACGCGCATGTGCGTTGGGTAAATCACGTAGCCCAGGAAGTCGCAGCCGTGGGTCAGCGGCAGCAGCTGGCGCTCGGCCTTGAGGTGCAGGTCCAGGTGCTCCCGCAGGAAGGCCTCGATGCGATCCTGCCACTCCAGCAGCTGCTCCCGGCTCTGGTGGATTAGCAGGAAGTCGTCGACGTAGCGGACATAGCGCTTGACCTTGAGGACGTGCTTGATGAACTGGTCCAGGGGATCGAGGTAGACGGTGGGCGCCAGGCACTGCGACAGCAGGTTTCCGATCGGCAGCCCGAAACCCGGCCGCGCGTTCTTCAGGCGCTTGTGGGGCGGCACCAGGGCCAGCTCTTCCGGGGTGGCTTGGTAGGTGACGCCGGCGGCGAGCGGATCGCCACGCAGGGCGGCATGAATGGCCCGCTGCAGCGTCAGCGGCAGGCCGCCAGCCTGCATGGCCTTCTTGAGCATCTGCCAGAGCTTCCGGCGGTTGACGCTATAGAAGAAGTTGGCGATGTCCAGCTTCAGGCACCAGCCGCCACCCTGGCCGGACTGGACCTGGCGGAAGAACTGCTGCACCCGCCGCACGGCCTGCAGCAGGCCCTTGCCCTTCCGGTTGGCGTAGCTGTCGTAGCAGGTCCGCGGCTCGTAGAGGGCTTCCAGCTTCGGCACGGCCCAGTGGTGGAAGACGCGGTCCCGGTAGGCCGGCGCGTGAATCTCGCGGGCCTTGGGGTCCTCGGCCACCATGCACACCGTCCGCGACGGCACCAGGGTGTGGTCATTGATCTGATCGCGCAGCAGCAGCAGGTTGTCGATGGACCGGACATGGAACCGCGCCATGTCGCGGCCGGGCTTCTTGCCTCGCCGGGCCCGGTAATGGGCGCGCTCGAGGTCGCGGAGCGATACCCGCTCCGGCATCCTGACACTCACGGGGCGGCACGCGGAGACAGGGGACGACGAGACCGTTGTTGTCGTCGTTGTTCCAGTTGACGTTGCCGTTGTTGAGGTTGACGAACCAGACGTGGCCCGGAGACCACGATCCCCACGCTCTTGGGACCCGGCTGCGCATCCTTGCTGCTGGTAGCGGAGCTTCGTCATGCGTTGACCCCGGTGGGGTGGCGCGGGTACTCAGTGTCGCGGGACGCTGCCGGTGGCCGGTGATGCGTGGCCGCGGCATTCTGCCCGGAAGGATGCTTGCCAGAAGCCTTCAGCAGGCCCCAGGTCTGGCGACCGGCGCTGTAGGCCAGCTCGGCCAGGACCTCGTACTGCCCCGACGATTTGAAGCACTGCATGCGCCGGGCGGCCTGCATCAGCAGCTTGAGCCGATCGTTCCCCTTGCGCAGCTGAAGCAGCAGCGCCAGGCGCTCCTCCCCCGCCATCATGGCCTCCTGGGCCAGCAGGGCCGTCTGCTGGGCGGCATGGCGGATGTCCAGGCCCAGGTAGTGCTTGTACTTCGCGGGGAAGTCCGGCACCGCCCGCTCCAGCTCCTCGTGCAGGCGCTCGCAGGTCTTGATGATCTCGGGGAGGTTGGCGCGCATCGCTAGGCCTGGAAAAAAGTCAGATCACTGACGGGGCGGCACGCGGAGACAGGGGACGACGAGACCGCGGTAGCCGTCGTAGCGCCAGAGGACGCCGCCGCGGCGGAGGAGGACGAACCAGACGCGGCCCGGAGACCACGAGGCGCCGCGGGCGGTGTAGACCCAGCCCGAGCTGGGCGCGTTGGGAGCGATCAGCGGGTTCACGGCCGGGCCGTGGCGCGAGCGATCGATGAGCAGCTGGATCTCCGTCTCCTCGGGGATCGCCCACTCGCCCTTGCGGCCCAGCAGGTCGCACTTCTTAGCCTGGGCCTCGGCCTGCTGGAGGTTGTCGGCGTTCTTCCAGCGGCGCACGTCGAAGTACAGGCCGAACTGCGGGAAGTGGGTGATGGCGTGGCCTTTCTTGGCGTCGGCCGGCAGCTCGGCGCCCTTGGCGTCCAGGCGCAGGAAGAGGGGCCTGCGGATGTCGATGATGATCGCCGGCGTGTCGGCCGGCGTGATGGTGGCGGGTGCGGTCACGATGAGCTCCTGTGGGATGAGGGAGTGCGGACAGAGGTCAGATCACTGACGGGGCGGCACGCGGAGACAGGGGACGACGAGACCGTTGTAGTCGTCGTTGGTGCAGAGGACGTTGCCGTTGTGGAGGTCGACGAACCAGACGCGGCCCGGAGACCCCTTCAGCCCGCGGTCGCAGTAGATGAGCCCTTGGTTGGGCATGTTGGGGAAGGACTGCGGGTTGACCGCCGGCTCGCGGAAATCGCGATCGATGATCAGGTTGTTCTCCCAGTCCTTGCCGACCACCCACTCGCCCTTGCGGCCGAGGAGGTCGCACTCGCGAGCCAGCTGCCAGGCCTCGGCGGTGCTGGATACGTTGCGCGGCGCCCGGATATCGAACATCAGGCCGGCGGTGTCGAAGTGGGTGATGACGTGGTGGCTGCTGCCGCCCTCGACCATGTTGCCGCTGGCGTCGAGGAAGCGGCGCGGGAGATCGGCGGGATTCAGGATGACTGGGGCACGCTCGATCAGCAGGCCGCCGCCGAACTGCGCGGGCGGCGCAGCGGCAGTCGGCGCCGTGAGGGCGGCGGCAATGTCGCCGCTTATGGAGATGGAGAGGGCGTTGTCGCCCTCGCCTTTGTAGACTGAGATATGCAGGTTGGACACGTTTGACTCCTGATTAAGCGCAGTGAGGCGCGTGATTCTTTCGCCGGCGAAAGTGCCGGCCTACTCTTCCTCGTCGCCGATGAGCTCCCTGGCTCGAGCCAGGAACACCTCCTCGGTCATGACCTCGCCGCGATCCCAGGCGTCGCAAGCCTCTTCGCTCGTCGGATGAAACTCCGTGCAGCGGCCGCAGCGGTTGCATTCAACGTGCGCCGGCATCCCGCCGATGGCGCAGCCCCTACCGCCGCAGACACAGGGCTTTGCGGGGTCGCAGATAGAGCGGTTGTGCTTGGACATGGCTACTCCCGCTCAACGCCCAGTGCGGTGATGAGGTCGTCCAGCAGCTCGCCAAGATCTCCGGCCATGAGGGCGAAGTCGGCGTCGTGGGCTTCTTCCTGGGTCTCGTCGGTGTCGGGGCGGACTTCCAGGAACTCGATGCGGCTGAGCTGCAGGCGCTCGGTAAGGGTGAAGCTGACGCGCTGGTTCCAGACCAGGGCGAGCTTGGTGACGACGCAGCCCTGCGTCAGGTGGTGACGGATATCGTCGCTGGCCAGGTCGTAGCGGCCGTAGGAGATCCGCGCTCCATCTTCGTCGCGGCCCTCGATCCGGCAGGAATCGCCGAGGGCCCAGCGGCCTGGAACTTCACGCGCCGCGACCCAGCCCGTGAAGGTGTTGGCCGGCGCCAGCGGGACTTCTGGGGTGGATACGGCGAGCTCGCCGCCCAGGGAGTTGCGCAGGTACTCCACCAGCTCCTCCGCGGCCCTGGTGCTGCTGCTGGCGACAACGATGCGGTGCCGCTGCAGGTCCAGCCACACGCGGAGCTGGCCGGGCTTCGCGAAGGCCTTGGGCAGCAACTCCAGGATGATCTGCTCCTTGAGATCCTTGACCATCTTGCGACCGGGCTTGTAGCCCTTCTGCCGCTCGATCTCGGCGCACTTCTCCTCGAGGTGCTTCTTGATCACGGCGCCGGGCAGGACCTTCTGCTCCCAGCCCAGCGCGGCCAGGTACTGACGGCCCTGGTTGCGCACCAGGGCGCCGTCGGTCCAGGGCGCTACCCAGCCGATGGTCCTCGCTACGGTGCCTTCACAGGGGCGGAGCGGGAACTCGGCCAGGATCTCTTCCAACTCGCCTGGCGTGAGGTCCCAGTCCTCGTCCAGGTCAAACCACACCAGGGCTTTGAAGAACATGGCGGCCTCAGGACCTAGCCCTAGCGCGGGCTTCGCCGGCCTCGACCTGGAACATGGCGTCCTGGTAGCTGATGACGCGGCGGTCGCGGCCGTCGCCCGGCGGCGGCGCGTTGGTGAGGTGCAGGGTGTCCACGGACGTGAAGACCTGGGTGGGGTCCCAGTTGTCGCGGATCCGCGTCAGGCGGTAGTGCTTGGCGATGCGCTTGCGGTCGCGGGTCTTGCCGCAACCCGGCGGGCCGAACACGATGATGCTCCTGGTGTGCTGCATGGCTACTCCTGGTTGAGGGTGGATTCCACGGACTGGGCGCAGCGGCTTGCCGCACGCTGTTCGCCGTACCCCACCAGGCAGATCGCGATGGCGGTGATCGCAATGCCACCGAGGACGAGCTCGATCACCAGCTGCAAGGTGCCGAGCGGTGCGTCCTCGTAGATGACGCGCTTGGGCGGCGGCGCCGGCGGCTGGGGCTTGATGTGGTCAGGCATGGATCAGGCCTTGAACTCGATATCCAGGTAGACGAAGCCGGCCTTGGTGCGATGGCGCTTGATCTTGGCCTTGGCAATCGCATTACCGAACTCGTTGGTTCCGCCCTTGAGCGGGAGAATCTCGGCCGCACGGCCCTGCTCTTTGCACCAGGTGCTGTACTCCTCGTGCATCTCGGCCGCCTGGATGTTGGAGCCCTTCTTCTTGACGCAACTGGCGGCCAGGAAGTCGAAGACGGATGAGTTCTGGCCCGCCTTGGCCGCCGGCTTCGCGACCTTCTTATCACCGACGCCGTCGATCAGTGCGCGGATCTTCTTGGCTGTCAGGTCGTCGCCGTAGTGCCTCCAGATGAGAGGACGGCCGATGGCTTTCTCGATCTTGCGGGCCTCCTCCTGGGTGATCTGGTACAGCTCGTCATGCTCCAGATCCACCTTGGAGCCCGGCGCAACGATGTTGAGGGCCGGGGCAATGGTGTCGATGCCGCCGCAGAAATTGACCGAGTATTTCGACGACTCCGCGTTCTCCGGCAACACCTCACCACCATAGGTGGTATATCGACTGGCGAGATCGACCTTGACGGGCAGATCCACGCGCCGCCCCTTCTTCGGTTTGGACAGGTCGAAGCCGGCGAGCTGCAGGAATTTCATCGTCAGTTCCTCGCCGATGCGTTCGCCCTCGGCGTTAAGCGCTTTGACCTTGACCTCGCGCTCCTTCCGCCTCGTTTCCGGGTCCTTGGCCTTGTCAGCCGCCAGTTTCGCCTTCAAGGTTGGGTCCGCCGCGATCTTCTTCTTCAGCTCCTCCCGCTCCTTCCGCTTGGCCTCGATCCTTTCTTGCCTGAGCTCGAAGGCCTCTTTGGCGTCTTTCACCCGATCGCGTAGCTGCTGGCGGGTGGGCGGCCTCGACCAGGCATAGCCGCCCTCGAAGTCCCCCAGCGTCTTGCCGAACTGCACCGCGTCGTATCCCTTGAGCTGCTGGAGATCATGGGCCATTTCCATCGACGTGACCTTGCCCTCCTCCACCAGAGCCTGGATGCGCTCATCCAGCTCCCCCAGCCGGGAATGGCGGCTCATCCAGGCGGGGGTCTGGCCAGCCTGTTTGCAGGCCTCGTCGAAGCCCACCAGTGCGACGAGCTTTGCCGCGCCGTCGCAGGTTTCGATCAGGGTCAGGCTCGCACGCTGCAGGTTCTCCACCAGGTGGAGGATCTCCACGTCGGTGTCGGAGAGGTCGTCGCGCACGATGGCAGGAATGCCGTCGAGCCCGGCGAGCTGGGCGGCGCGCCAGCGGCGTTCGCCGGCGATGATCTCCCAGGGCTCGATGGTCTTCGTACCGTCCGCACCCGGCTTGGCCGTCCGGATCACGATGGGCTGCACTACGCCCTGGGCGCGGATAGAATCCGCCAGCTCCTGCAAGGCCTCCGGGTTGAACAGCTTGCGCAGCTGCTTGGCGTAGGGGCGCAGCTGGTTGATCTGCGCCTTGACCAACTGGTAGTCCAGGGTCTCGATTTTCGCGGGCATGTTCATGCGGCAACTCCGGTGAGGTCTTTGCGGATTTCGCCGAGCAATTCGGCGTCGTAGGGAAGCGTCTGGATCAGCGAATCAAGCAGGAACAACTTGTCCTGCAGGCGTGCAATGGGCTTGGCGCCCAGGCCGCTGACGGCGTGGGCCAGGGCCATGCCCGCATCTGCGGCGCGATGGCTGGCATCGGCCGCGGCCTTGAAGCGGCTGCTCATGCAGTTGTCCAAGACGCGCACGGCCCGCGGCTGGTCGGCCATGCGGTAGGTGCCGGCAATGGTCTTCTTGGCGCCCGGGCTATAGGTCAGCACCTGGCGTGAGGCAAGCAACGACAGCGAGACCGCGACAGCGGGGGTGTTAACGCCCAGCTGCTTGGCGAGCGCAGGCGCGGTGATGGGCTTCGTGGCCTCGGTCATGGCCTGGTAGGCGCGGCAGACGATGCTGCCGGCGCGGACCGCCATGGGCGCCTCCCCGGAGAAGTCCACGGCTACGTTGCGCGGAGCGGCAGGCGGCACGGGCGCTGCGTCGCCTCCTGACGGAGCCTTGGCCTCTGCGCAGGGGGCAGCGCCGCCCGACTTGGCCTGCGGGTATCCGATGCCGGCAACCTGTTCCGGCGTGGCCCTGGCGAGCTCCACGGCCCGCGCCAGCGGCTTGCCGCGGCGCGGGAAGTACTGCACCCGGCCGGTGCTGGTGCGCTCGCTATAGATGTGGCCCTGGCGGTGCGCGGTGTCCAGGGCATCTCGGAGCTGAGGCACTTGGTAGAACGCCTTCAATTGGGAGTGCAGATGGGGTAGCTCGATACCTGGATCCAGCCGGATGGCGGCAACAACCTGGATGCACAGCAGATCCACTGCGCCGTCTTTCGCCGGCGAAAATGCGGCGTTCATCGGCGGTCCCTCGCGGTGTTGACCAGGACGGCAAACGGGTTCGGGCGCTTGAGACCCAGGCGGCGATTCAGCTTCACCACGTCGGCCGCGTGATAGCCGAACATGAAGAACTTGTAGCGGGAGAGCGAGTCCCAAGCCTTCGCCTCAGACTCTTCCAGGTCGCGCAGAAGCTGCTCACGATTGTCGGCGGCGAGTCTCATAGCGGCAAGGCCCGCTGCGGGTTGGGCTCGCCGTCCAGGGTCGGCGTGTCGGCCTTGGTGATAACCAGGGCGTGATCGCTGAGCTCGTACCGGTAGCCCTCGGCGGCGATGTTGCGGACGCCGGCGCCGCGCATGAGCGTGGCGATGGATCGCGCCGGGCCTGCGAAGCTGCGGCAGGCGTGCTCCAGCTGCTCAAAGAGGCCGTCCATCACTGCGCCTGCCCGTTGTTGCGGAGCGCGGCGAGGAGGTCCGGCGGCAGGCGCCCTTCCTGCTCGAAGCGCTCCAGCACGAGGATGGAGTGCATAACGCCCTTGTACTCGCGGATCCGCTGCTGGACCTTGTCCGGGTGCATGGCTTTCTTGCCCTTGCGGGCGATGGTCAGCCGCGGGAGGTTGACCTGGGCGCGGGCGCACTCATCGACAATGGCGTCTGCCTGTTCGGCCAGCGGCACCGGCACGAAGGTGGGCGAAGGCTGCGGGCGCGACATGGCGTCAGGCCAGCCAGGCGTAGAGGCCCAGGGCGATCAGCACCGCGGCCATGATGAAGAGCGCCGCCGGCAGCGGGCCTGGGCCGGGGTTCTCGTCCAGGTCTTCCTGGCTCGACGGGCGCAGGCGCAGGACGGCGGGCTCGCCGCGGCCGGGCTTGAGATCGCGCTGGCAGTGGACGCGGCGCGGCTGGCTGACGTCTACGGCCATGGGCAGGTGGCGGCGCGCGCCGTTGAGCGCCTGGCGCTGGCGGATGGTCTGGCTCATCTGGGCATCCCCTCGGTGGACATGTGAAGCAGGCCGCCCGGCATCAGGCGGCGCATGCGGGCAAGCAGCTCGGCGACGCCTTCCTGCATCTCGTCATCCTCGAAGCCGGCGATGAAGCCCTCGGCTTCGGCCAGGATCTCGCTGAGTTCCTGGTACAGCGGCTGCTCGGAACGAAGGCGGTCGCGCAGGTCGGCCGGATCGACAACCGGCGTGACGGTGACCAGGTACAGGTGGCCGGTTGCCCGCTGGACGAAGTCGCCGGCGACGGTTTCCAGGCCGTCTGCATCCATGTGGACGGTGAAGCCCGGGTAGTCGAAGGCGCTGCGGTGGGTGTTGGCGAAGCTGCGGAGCAGCAGCGCCGGGACGGCCCGGGTTTCGCTGATCAGCAGCGACAGCGGCGGAAAGTCCTCGGGCTGAGCTGGGACCGGGTCGCTGACGCGATGCGCAGAATCCTCGGCGGGAGCGGCGTCGAACGGGCCGGGCTTGAGCCTGTTTGAGTGGCTCATGCCTGCCTCCCGATGGCGCCCCGTGGTATCACCGTGCGCGTCATGGTATGCATCATCGCGGCGATTTGCCGCGCTTCCATCTCTGTGATGGGATCAAACTCACTGTCCCCCTTAGACTCGTCTCCCGGTCCACTGGGTGCGTAGAGCTTGTTGGTGGCAATGAAGGCCGTTGCCAGTTGCTCAAGCTTTTTCTGGAAAGCAGGCATCAGCGCCCCCAGCATTAGTTCTGCCTCGAGCCTCTGGCCTGGAGTCATCTGCACCAACCAGGCTACCTTGCCGGCGTTTTTGCCACGGCATTTGGCGATGCCATGGCGGAATGTCGTCACCGCCAGAACGCAGCAAATGACGTTGGTCACGATGCGCTCCTCGATTCCGGGATTGACGACAAAGCGCGCCTCAACCTTCGCCGTGAGCTCGTCGTCCAGATCTTCCAGCCGCAAACCGTTTTCGGTCAGGAGGCGCCTCAGGAACTTCTCGGCGTTTTCGCGCTCACCGCCCTCGCCTCGGCGGGAGAGTTCCAGGTATTTGCGCAGGCGAGCTTTGATGGCGTCGTCACTCATGCCCCGCCCTCCGGCTGCTCGTCGCCGTAGTCGCGGTCGGCGTTCTCCAGCTCGCGGAGCGCGCGTATGTCGCGCGTCAGCTTGTCCCAGTCGTGGCCGCCGGTGGCCAGGTCCTTGCCCGGCTCGTCCACGCGCGAGCCGAGGATGGCCAGACGGGTGCGGGTGGCGGCCTCGAGCAAGGCCGTGACGAATTGCTCGACCTCGTCCAGGTCGATGCGCTCCTCGCCGAACTGGATGTTGCCCCTGAAGGTACAGCCGTAGAGCCGGTGGCGGCCGATGCGGACCAGGGGCTCGGAGCGCGGCCGGTAGTAGTCCGGCGCCGACATCGAGACTTCAATGCGGCCCGGCGGGAGGTCCTCGCCCATGCCGAAGTTGTAGGGGACCTCAACGATCCGGGAGATCGCGTTGATCTGCGCGGTGGGCTTGACCGTCTTGGGCGCCGGCGGCGCCGGCAGCTTCAGCAGAGGCTCGCCGCAGAGGGGCCGGGCTGCTTTCGCCGGCGAAACTGGGGCTTTGGGGGTGCTGGTGTGCATGGCCGCTCCGATGAACTGGAGCGGATTAAACACCCTGTTTATACAGGAGTCAACACCGTGTTTAGTTTTGCCCTACTTTTGATTTGCTACGCTTTAATATCGGTTCGAGGGGGCGGACGAATGGCGCTAATCAGTTGCAGGGAATGCGGAGCCAAGGTCAGCGACAAGGCCAACGGGTGTCCGCAGTGCGGTGCTCCAGTGCCGAAAAAGAGAGACGCCGTCAGTTCACTGGCGCGCTGGCTGCTCATCATCTTCCTGGGTATCCCTGCGCTCGTCGGCTTCTTGGCCGCAGTGTCATCTGGCGGCACTGATTCGCCGGCGAGCCCCAAGGCGACTGCCAAGAAAGAAGACAGCGAGGCCGTACTCGCCGCACGCGCGTGTAGCGAGGCTCAGAGAGCTGTTCGCGCCAGGCTCAAGGCACCTGCCACCGCCGAGTTTCCCGGCTGTGTTTTTGGCATGCATGAGTACGTCATAAAATCCAACCCTGAGCGAACGAAGTACTTCGTACAGGGCTTCGTCGATGCCGAAAACTCGTTCGGCGCCAAGCTGAGAAACAAGTTCGGCGTGATTCTGACCCGCAACGGCGAATCTTGGACCGCCGACAAAGTGGCGATCGAATAACTCTAGCTGGCGCTTTTCTCGCCCAGCCCTTTGATGATCTGCGACACGGCAGCCGCATCCGCCTCGCTCAGCTCGGCGACGTAGCGTGCGAAGGTCTCACGCAGCTCCTGGTGAGCGCGAGATCCGGCGGAAGGCTTCAGCGGTTGATAGTTGACCTTTAAAGTCTGGATTGGATCGACATATTCCGCATCCAACTCTTGTGGTTCACAGCCCAGGAGTTTCGCTGCGCGAATTAGCTCGCCCTTGCTGACCCCACGCTTTGCCCAGTTAACAACCGTCTGCGCACTGACCCCCATGGCGACGGCAAATTCCGCCTGCTTCATCCCTGAGGCTCGGAGCTTCGCCTCAAAAATGTGACCGCTTTCCTTGCTCATAAAGTAATTGTTTATTGAGCTTCGCTGCAGCGCAATAAACGCGGTGTTTGCATAACATACACACCATGTTTATTCTGTGGCTCATGAGCGCACTTCTGCGAGCAATCGACATGGTCGGGACCCAGGCAAAAATGGCCGAAGATCTCGGCGTTTCGCCTATGGCCGTGAGCAATTGGGTCAAGCGCGGCGTGCCGCCCCGTCGCGCTCCCCAGATCGAAGCCCTTGTCCAAGGCCGGGTCACTTGCGCTGAACTCTGCCCCGAGGTTTTTGCCCGGGTTCTGAGACCATCCATTGGTCAGGGCATCGAAGGCCAGGGCCTCGATCAAAACCCGGCTCACGCCACGCCGGCGCCGTCGGCCGAACAGAGGGCCGCATGAGCCGCCCCACCCCCAGTCTCCTCCAGCCAGCGCCAACCACGCTGGCACCTTCGCCGGCCGCATTCCCCCGCGGCCGGTCTTTCTATTCCTGGGCGAGCGCTCGATGAGCCAGCCCAACTCCTTGGTGGAAACTTCGCCGCTTGGAGACCTGCTCCGGCGCGTGGATGACGCGCAGCGTGCGCGTGTGGAGAGGAGAGTGTCGCTTATTCGCGCTCGCCTTCTCGGGCTGCGAACTCGCCCATCGCGAAGAGATGGTCGAGCACCTTTGTTACTTGCGGGGCGAGTTTCTCTCCTAAAAGCAAGGATTCGAGATCCTCGGTGGTGTCTTGCACGGCGCGCTGATGGAGATCTCTGATGGTTCCGCCTCGCAATTTTGCGATTTCCCCCAGGCAGACGATAACGGTGTGCTTCAACGCGATGATCTGCGCTGCAAGGTGGATTGTCGTTTCTTCTTCCATGCCGGTCCTCGGTGTCGGGGGTGTGCTGTGAGAGGCCCCACTCTACCGCCACCGCTGGACCGGCTCCATTTCCCTGCTCCTGTTTCATAGCGCTCCCCCTGACTTCCCTGCGCCCCACGGCGTGACCCCTAGAACGATAGGCCTGAGGAGACGGGCACACCATGAAGGAAATTCCTTCACTGCTGCTGGATACGCTGGACGAGGTGATCCTGCGGCACACGGAGCGGTATCTCACTGCCAGCAACATCAGCGAGGAGACGCATGCTCTGCGCGTGCGTGAGTTGATCCTGGAACGCACGCCGGCCCGCAAGCGGGTGGCCAGCGACTTCCCCCTGGGCGAGGACCTGTTCCATGTCCAGGACCAGGGCGGCCAGAAGATCCGCCGCTGGCGAAATCCCAACATCTCGGCGCGCATGTCGGTAGGCGTGCTCGAGGCGATGGTCCAGGCCCTGGGCGAGCCGTACATCCTGCACTGCAAGCAGGAGCTGGCGCAGCGCATGGGCGGCATGTTCGTCCCCTGCCCGTCCGGCACCGCGCCGGAGGTGACCTCCGTAGCGGACTTCATGCGGGAGGTGGGCGAGCTGCTGAACTCCTGGGCGACGGTGGCTGTGGGCGGCATCAACGGCGAGGACGATCCCGCCAAGCTGCGGGAGTCCATGCGCGAGATCGACGACGTGATCGCACAGGCCATGCGCATGCGCAACATGCTGGAGGCGGCGCTGGCCGAGGCGCTGGCTCCTAGGGGCGCGGCATGATCCCGCTGCAGACGCGGGTCTACCTGATCGACAAGCGCCATGTGGCGGCCATCCTGCGTGGCGAGGGGTGCATCGCCAACCTGCCCTTCGATGCGGAACTGGTGGGCTACTCCCCTGGCAAGGACAACGCACTGGGGGTGCTGTACTTCAGCGCGACCTTCGCGCCCGTGCCCCGCGGTGAGCAGGTGCCCATGGTGCCGGCTGTGTTCCGGAAGCGCGCATGAAGCGGTATCGCCACGTAGGCCTGCGCAAGCCGCCGCATTACTTCCCCTGCGATCCGGCCTACTACCTGGACGGGTTCCCCGGGCAGGCCTTGATGACCAGCGGCTTCGCCTGGCGCTGCCCGGCTTGCCGGGACACGCCTGCCGACTCCGCGCAGTGCCAGATCTGCAACCGGACCGGGCAGGTCGCGCTGGATGACAGGCGGGTGCACCGCGCGCAGGTGAGTGGATGAGCGAAGCGCTCGATCCCGTGCAGTCCGCGCTCGATGAGCTGAGAGGCTTCGGCTTAGTCGTGGATCGCCTGCTGCTGGGGCCGCCGGCCTCGGGCAAGGTGCACCGCGTTGACGTGGAGGGCCAGAAGCGCGGCAAGAAGGCGGGCTGGTACATCGCCTACGAGGTGCTCCTTGACGACGGCCGGCGCGTGGTGGTCGGCAGCTACGGCATCTGGCAGGGCTCGGAGAGCAATGCCCAGAAGTTCAAGATCCGCGGCGGCAAGCTGGACGAGTCGGCCCGGGCGCGTGTCCAGGAGCGGCAGAAGCAGCTCGCGGCCGAGGCCGAACGAGCCGAGCATGACCTGCTGCGCGAGGTGCAGAAGCGCGCCGCGGAGATCTGGAAGCAGCTGCCCGGGGATTCGATCCGCTCGCCATATCTTCAGGCCAAGGGAGTGAGGCCGTACGGACTGCGCCAGGCGCGAGACGGGGGCATTGTGGTGCCGGCACGCAATACGGCCGGCATGATCACGCAGCTGCAGTTCATCTCGGGTGACGGAGGCAAGAAGTTCCTGACCGGGCCGGGCAAGAAGGGCAGCTTCCACATGCTCGGCGCGGTGGCCAATGAGAAGCCGCTGGTTTTCGCCGAGGGCTACGCCACCGGCGCCACGATCCACGAGGCCACGGACTGGCCGGTGGTGGTCTGCTTCGACTCCGGCAATGTCCTGGTGGTGGCCAAGCTGCTGCGCGTGGTGTACCCGGACGTGCGCTTCATTTTCGCCGGCGACGACGACCACGAGAAGAAGGAAAACGCCGGGCTCAAGACCGCCACCGAGGGCGCCAAGGCGTTCAAGGGCGCGATGGTGATGCCTCGCTTCGAGGATCCCGCCGGGAAGACGGACTTCAACGACATGGCGGCGGAGCAGGGCCTCGCCGCGGTCAAGGAACGCCTGCTCAAGGCCTGGACCCCTACGCTCCCGGCTGCGCCTCAGGGGGCGTCCACGGGCAGCTGGAAGGATGAGCTGGTCTGGGGCGATACCGGCCTCAAGGCGATGACGCACAACGTCATGCTGGTGCTGCTGAACCACGAGGCCTGGCAGGGCGTGCTGGCCTTCGACCAGTTCGCCAAGCGCATCGTGAAGCGCCGGCCACCACCCTACGGTGGCGAAGCCGGGGCGATGACGGATTCGGACGAGATCGAAATGGCGGCTTGGTTCGGTCGCAAGGACACTTTCCGGATCGCGGTGCCGACCATGGTGGCACGCGAGGCCTCCATCGCGGTGGCCAAGCGCTTCGCCTTCCACCCGCTGCGGGATTGGCTGGACTCCCTGACCTGGGACGGCACAGAGCGCATCCCCACCTTCTTCAGCGACTTCTGCGGCACCGACCAGACGGAGATGCACAAAGGGTTTGCCCTCAACTTCTTCATCTCCTCCGTCGCTCGCGTGCGCCAGCCGGGTTGCAAGGCGGACTTGATGCTGGTGCTGGAAGGCGAACAGGGCGCCAGAAAGTCAACGCTGGTCAACATGCTGTTCGGCGATGAGTACTTCGCCGACCTGGGCACACCGCCCAGCGACAAGGATTTCTACGTCATCATTCAGGGCCGGTGGGGCGTCGAGATCGGCGAGCTGTCGAGCTTCGCCAAGGCGGAGAGCTCACACATCAAGCGCGCGGTCTCCTCGCGCATCGACCGCTTCCGGTCGCCCTATGGCCGCAACGCCGAGGACTACCCCCGGGAATGCATCTTCGTGGGCACGGTCAACAACTCGGACTGGCAGCGCGACGAGACCGGCGGCCGCCGATACATGCCGGTGGTGGTCCGTGACGTGAACATCGACGCGATCCGCGATGTGCGGGAGCAGCTGTGGGCCGAGGCCGATGCGAGGTTCAAGCGCGGCGAGCCCTGGCACATCCTGCCGGAAGGCGCCTACGAGGCCCAGGAACAGCGCTACGTCGAGGATATCTGGGCGGAGCAGATTTACCGCTGGCTGGAAGGCAAGGCGGCAGAGGACCGCTACCTGGCCCGTCTCGGCTACTACCACCGCAAGCCGGTGGAGATCACCACGGCCGCCGACATCCTGCTCTTCGCCCTGGACGTGGAGCGCAAGAAGCAGGACAAGCCGCTGCAGACGCGCGTGGGGAACCTCATGCGCCGCTTCGGCTGGGGCCGGCAGCAGAAGCGATTGGGCGCGACTCGGGTGTGGCAATACACACGCCCGCCCGAGGACGCGGCAAAGGTGGAGACATGAATGTCACCACCGTCACCAAGGTGGCACCACCTTGTCACCACCGCGAAAGCCTGCAATTTCGCGGGTTGTCACCACCGTCACCACCTTGACCACTCACAGGCGCGCGCACCTGCGCGCACGTATGCGCCCGCGTACATGCACGTGCGTGAGGTGTTCTGTTGGTGGTGACGGTGGTGACAGTGGTGACAAGCCAGATGGAATCAGGGGTTTTCAGCGGCACAACCTGCTGTCACCACCATGAGACGTGGTGACAGGGAGCGAGGGAAGCGATGACGGAAACAGAGATCGAGCGGCTGGAGAATCGCCTGGAGAACTGGGCGCGATGGGCCAAGGCCGATGGGCATGAACGTGCGCGCTGTGCCAGCGCCGAAGGAGCGTATGTCGCGCCTGCCGCTGACGAGGACAGGCTGGTCCGATCGTCCGCCTGCCCTGTCGATGCCAGGGACGCCCGCTTCATCGAAGAGGCCCTGGTCTCTCTGCCCAGCAAGGCGGACCGCCTGTTCATCGTGTACGTCTACTTGCTTCGCCGTTATCCAGGCGAGATCGCGAGGAAGCTAAAGTTCGACGTGGACCATTACGAGGCCCTGAAGCAGCGCACCTTGCGCCGTCTCGCTGATCGAATCGCGGCTGCCAGCAGCGTGCGCCTGATCGCGCGAGGCAAGCCGATCTGGGCAGGGCTTGCAAAGTGAATTCGCACGGCGGTATAAAGCCATCCACAACTTGATCCCTCCTCCAGGAGCGCACGGCAGCCGGTACGGCTGCCGTGCTGCGAACGAAGGAAAATGAAGGCCCGCCAACCAGCGGGCCTTTCTCGTTTGGACGCATGAGCGGGCTCTACGGCTACCGATGGCAGAAGGCTCGCGCGGCATTCCTCCGCGAGCATCCGCTCTGCACGCACTGCCAGCGCCGCGGCCTGGTTACGCCGGCCGCCATCGTTGATCACATCACTCCGCATCGCGGCGATGAGGTGCTGTTCTGGGACGTGGCGAACTGGCAGCCGCTGTGCAAGCCCTGTCACGACAGCTGGAAGCAGGCCATCGAGAAGGGCAAAGAGGCCTGGGGAGCGGACGGCAACGGCCTGCCCACCAGTCCGGCTCACCCGTGGAACCGGAACGACACCCGGAGGGGTGGGTAAAAACTCAGGGCCGCCTGCTTCTAGACCGGCGTCCCAAGCTTTGTTCGCAAGATCGCGAAATGAAGGGGGTGGGGGTTAAACAGTAGGAGGTACCATGCAAGGCAGACCGCCAACGCCGACGGCCCTGAAGGTCGTTGGAGGCAACCCCGGACACCGGCCGCTGAACAAGCAGGAGCCGGACCCGATGAAGCTGAAGGACCTCACGCCGCCGGCGTGGCTTCCGGAAGACGCACAGGCGGTGTGGAGCGAGCTGGCGCCGGTGTACGAGCGGGCCGGCCTGCTGACCGAGGTGGACGTGGAGCAGTTCGCGCAGCTCTGCTACGCGGCATGGCAGTTCCGGGTGACGGCCGACAAGGTTGCGAAGCATCCGGTCAACGTCTCGTCCACCACGGGCAATGAGTTCATGAACCCCCTGGCCAGTTACCAGTCGATGATGGCCAGCATGGCGAACAAGCTGGCGGTGCAGTTCGGCGGAACCCCCGCTGCGCGCTCGCGTATCGCCATCCAACCGCAGGGCGATCTGTTCGGCGGCGACCCGCTGGGCCAATTCCTCCGCTCCGCGCCGAAGTCGGCGTAGGCCATGGGGACCGCGGTACCGCCCGAGGGTCAGCAGCGGGCGGCGACGGCCGGTGTCCTGCCCTACACCGACGGCACGCAGCACTTGCCGCGCGCCGGCTACGAGGACGATCCGGTCCGCGACTACGCCGACCAGGTGGTCTCCGGCGGGATCGTCGCAGGCCCGCACGTCCGGGCTGCCTGCGCTCGGCACCTGCGCGACCTGGAGGACGGCCACAAGCGCGGCCTGAGGTTCGATAAGGACCTTGCGCTCTACTACATCGCCTTCGTGGAGAACTTCCTCTGCCTGAATGGCGGGCAGTTCGAGGGACGGCCGTTCCTGCTCGGCCTGTGGCAGAAGTTCATCCTCGGCTCGCTGTTCGGCTGGCTGAAGACGAACGGCAAGCGCCGCTTCACGCAGGCGTACATCGAGATCGGCAAGGGCAACGGCAAGAGCCCGCTGGCTGCGGCCATCGGCCTGGCCGGGCTGATCATCGACCAGGAGCCGCGCGCGGAGATCTACGCCGCGGCGACGAAGAAGGATCAGGCGATGATCCTCTTCCGCGACGCGGTGGCGATGGTGGATCAGTCCCCGCTGATCGCCAGCCGCATCCAGAAGAGCGGCCGCGATGAGAAGGTCTGGAACCTCAGCTACCCGTTGCTGGGCAGCTTCTTCCGCCCGATCAGCGCGGACGACGGGCAGTCCGGCCCGCGCCCGCATGTCTCGCTGGTGGACGAGCTGCACGAGCACAAGTCCGCCGCGGTGCTGGACATGCTCGAAGCCGGCCAGAAGGGCCGCGAGCAGCCGCTGCTGGTGTCGATCACCAACAGCGGCACCGACCGGCAATCGGTCTGCTACATCCACCATGAGGCCGGCGTCAAGCTGGTCAACGCGAAGCCCGGCGAGGAGGGCTTCGACGATTCACGATTCGTCTACATCTGCGCCCTGGATGTCGGCGACGACTGGAAGCGAGACCCGGCCTGCTGGATCAAGGCCAACCCGAACCTGGGCGTCTCGATCTTCCTGGACTACCTGGAACGCCAGGTGCTCCAGGCCAGGAACATGCCGAGCAAGGCGAACAAGGTGGCCCGCCTCAACTTCTGCGTCTGGACGGACGCGGAGGAAGCCTGGATCGGCGCCGAGGCCTGGCTGAAGTGCGAGGTGCCACTGGACCTGGAGAAGTTTCGCCGGCGAAACGCGACGATGGGCATCGATCTGTCGAAGCGCCGCGACCTCACGGCGGTGGCGTACTTCGTGCCGGACGACGCAGGCGGCGGCGATGCCTTCGTGGATTTCTGGTCCCCGGCCGACAACCTGGCGGACCGGGCCTGGGAAGACAAGGTCAACTACCTGCAGTGGCGTGATGAGGGGTTCCTCCACGCCGTGCCGGGTTTATCGGTGGAGTATGACCGGGTCTGCCGGGATCTCCGCCGCCGCATCGATGACCTGGACCTGCAGGTCGATACGGCCGCCTTCGATCGGTGGCGCATTGAGGAGTTCCAGAAGGAGCTCGACAAGATGAGCTTCGACCTGCCGCTGAAGGAGTTCGGGCAGGGCTTCAAGGACATGGCGCCCGCAGTGGAGCGCCTGGAAAACCTGCTGCTGAACGAAAAGCTGCGGGTGCACATGAACCCGGTCCTGCGCTGGAACGCCGCCAGCGTGGTTACCGAGGAAGACGCGGCGGGCAATCGCAAGTTCACAAAGCGCAAGGCAACGGGCCGCATCGACGGCATCGTGGCTCTGGCTATGGCCGTGAGCGTGGCGGTGCTGGCGGAAGGCGACAACGGCAACCTGGATGATTTCTTCAGAAACCCGGTGATCTGATGACTGCATTGGTGAAGGTACAGCAGCCCGGGCTGATCAAGTCTACGCTGCTGCGATGGCTGGGGGTGCCGATCCATCTGACAGATGGTGAGTTCTGGGCGACCTATTACGGGAACAGCGTTGCGGGACAGTCGGTCACGATCGACAGCACGCTCAAGCTCTCAACGGCATGGGCCTGCATTCGTTTGATCTCGCAGACGATTGCGACCCTGCCCATCAACATGTACCAGCGTGCTGCCGATGACAGCAAAAGCATCGCGCGCGATCACCCGCTGCACGAGTTGCTTCGCTATCAGCCGAATGCAGACATGACCGCAGTGCAGTTCTGGGAGGTGTACATCGCCAACCTGCTGCTGGGCGGTATGTCCTACAGCCAGAAGCACCGCAACGGAGCCGGGCGCCTGGTGGCGCTGGACCTTCTACTTCCGCAGCGCATGCAGCGTACGAGGACGCCCGAGGGATCGTTCCAGTACCGCTACACGGAGAGGAATGGCGCGGTTCGCGAGATCCCGGAGGCGCAGATCTGGTGTCAGCCGGGGTTTTCTCTTGACGGGGAGACCGGTCTCTCGGCGATCTACTATGGCGCCAAGGTGTTCGGCACGGCGCTAGCCGCGGACGAGGCAGCTGCAAAAACATTCCAGAACGGCATGTTGCCGACGGTGTACTTCTCGATGCCGACCACTCTCACGCAAAAGCAGCGTGATGAGTTCCGCGAGAACAAGAAGAAGATCACCGGAGCCATCAACGCCGGTGAGTCTCCGCTCCTCGAGGCCGGCATGAAGGCCGAGACCATCGGCATCAACCCCGCAGATGCGCAGCTGCTGGAGAGCCGTGGCCGCAGCGTAGAGGAAATTTGCCGCTGGTTTGGTGTGCCGCCCTGGATGGTGGGCCATGCAGGAAGTGGCCAGACCAAATGGGGGACGGGTATGGAGCAGGAGCTGATTGGCTTCCTGACCTTCACCCTGCGCCCGCTGCTGAGCCGCATTGAGCAAGGCATTCGAAAGGACCTTCTGCTTCCGGCTGAGCGCTCGCGCTACTTTGCCGAGTTCGCTGTGGAAGGCCTGCTCCGTGCGGACAGCGCGGCCCGCGCGCAGTTCTTCAGCACGATGGTGCAGAACGGCCTGATGACCCGCAATGAGGCTCGGGCCAAGGAAAACCTGCCGCCGGTTGAAGGTGGAGATATCCTCACGGTCCAGTCCAATCTGCTGCCGCTGGACAAGCTCGGCGGCACTACGGCTGCCGCCGAGAACGTCAAGAATGCCATCCTCGCGTGGATCAACGAGGACAAGACGGGCATGCAGCTCGCCGCATGATCGTGAAGCGTATTGCTGGCGCCACGCGGGTGCTCGGCGCACCTGCAGATTGGAAAGACGACGGCAGCTGCGTTGGGCTTCCGGTCCGTGACGTCGCAACCCCGGAGGGCCCGTTCATGGTCTCCGCCTGGGAGCCGACACCAGAAGAACTCGCCGCCCTCGCCCGTGGCGAGACCCTGAAGTTATGGATTCGCGGGACCAGTCATCCCGTCGTTGCTGTGTCCGTTGGAGATATCCAGGAATGAATCGCAAGTCTGCCTCTATCCAGTACCGCGCTTTCGAATACGACGTGAAGTCCGTTGGCGAGAAAGGAGCCTTCTCGGGCTACGCCTCGGTGTTCGGTGTCGTTGATAGCTATAACGAGATCGTCGCTCCTGGTGCCTTCGTGGAAAGCCTGGCCCAGACACGTGCCAAGGGTCGTTCCTTGCCGGTGCTCTGGCAGCACCGAGTGGGCGAGCCGATCGGGGACTGGAAGATGGAGTCGCTGAAGGAAGATGCCCATGGCCTCTTTGGCGATGGTCAGCTCTGGCTGGACGATGCGCCGTATGCGCGTATCGCACAGCGCGGCATGGCGTCTCGCTCCATCACCGGCCTGTCTATCGGCTACTACGTTCGCCAGTCGAGCTACGACGAGAAGACCAAGCTCCGGACGCTGCAGCAGCTGGACCTGGTCGAGATCTCGGTAGTCACCACGCCAGCGAACGACGATGCCCGCATCGAGACCGTCAAGAGCAAGCTGGCCCACGGTGGCCTTCCCACACTTTCTGAGTTCGAGCAGCTCCTGCGTGAGGCAGGCTTCTCCAAGACCCAAGCCGCGGTGATCGCCAATCGCGGCTTGAAGCATCTGCTCAACCGGGGTGAGCCCGGGGGCGCCGGCGGCGATGTCGCGGGCCTTCTCGGCTCCATTCAATTCCCCAAGTTCTGAACGAGGTTACCCATGAAACTCTATGCAACCCTGGGCTCCGTTATCGCGGTGGCCCTGATGTCCATGCTGTTCGTCGGCGATGCCAGCGCCGCAGTGATTCCCATCGGCGGCATGGCCAGCATTGCCGGCATCGGCATGCCGATGCTGATGGCCGGTATCGGCGCCAGTGGCGCCTATGGTGGCTTCCAGCTGCGGCGCCATCTCGGCACCAAGGGCGGTGAAGGCGGCGGCAGTGGCGGTGACAACGATGACCCCGAAGCCGGCATGAAGAAGGCGGCTACCGAACTCAAGCGCCTCGGTGATGAACTGAAGAGCTTTGCCGAGACCGCCAAGTCTGAGATCAAGAAGAACGGCGAAATGTCCGCCGAGACCAAGGCCAAGGTCGATGAACTTCTGGTGAAGCAGGCCGAGCAGCAGAACGAGTTCTCCGCCCGCATCGCCGAGCTGGAGCAGAAGTCGGTACGCCGCGGTTCGGGTGAGCCGGCGCAGGCCAAGAGCGTCGGCGAACAGTTCGTGGAACACGCTGACTTCAAGGCCGCGGCCGAGAACTTCGACGGCAAGTCGAAGATCCGCGTTGGCATGAAGTCCGTCACCTCGCTGCCCAACAGCGGCGGCGCCCTGGTGCGTCCGGACCGCATCGCCACCCCCGTCATGCTGCCCGACCGTCGCCTGACGGTGGTGGATCTGCTGACGCCGGGGCGGACCAGCTCCAACCTGGTCGAGTATGTCCGCGAAACCGGCTTCGTGAACAACGCCAACGTGGTCAGCGAGGGTGCGCGCAAGCCGGAATCGAACATCACCTTCGAGCTCGACGACGCCAAGGTGCGCACCATCGCCCACTGGATCAAGGCCAGCCGACAGATCCTCTCCGACGCGCCGGGCCTGGCCTCGATGATCGACGGCCGCCTGCGCTATGGGCTGGACTTCAAGAAGGAGCTGCAGGTCCTCAAGGGCAGCGGCGTTGGCGAGAACCTGCACGGCATCATCCCCCAGGCTTCGGCCTTCACGCCGGCCTTCACGCCGATGCTGCAGACGCGTATCGACATCCTGCGTCTGTCGCTGTTGCAGGCCGAGCTGGCTGAGTATCCGGCGACCGGCATCGTCCTGCACCCCACGGACTGGGCCCAGATCGAGCTGACCAAGACCACTGAGGGTGCGTATGTCTTCGCCAACCCGGTCGCGTTGGCTGGCCCGGTCATGTGGGGTCGGCCGGTGGTTGCCACCCAGGCGATGGATCTCGGCGAATTCCTGACTGGCGCCTTCCGCCTCGGCGCGCAGTACTTCGACCGCGAGCAGGCCGCCATCCTGGTGGCCACCGAGAACGAGGATGACTTCGTGAAGAACCTGATCACGATCCTCGCGGAAGAGCGCGGCACGCTGGCGGTGTACCGCCCCGAGGCCTTCAACACCGGTGACTTCGGCGACTTCGACGGCACCTGATCGTAGGCCTGGCGAAGAGGGGCCGGCGCATACCGGCCCCTCTTTTTTGGGGGGGACTCATGAATCAAACCTGGATTGCCTGTCGCGGCTTCGATGACGCCGTGCTGGGCAGGGTGCGGCGCGGAGATGTCGTTGACGGAATCTCCGAGGCGCGCCGCCGCAGCCTTGAGGGCAACGGCTTGATTGCGCCCGATAACAAAATGGCCCCTGGGCCGCAGAACCAGATGCGCCCTGCGCCACTGGGAAAAGCATCAACCGCTGGGCGGGATCAACCGTCGTCTGCATCGCCAGCGGCCCCAGCCTCACCGCAGACGACTGCGAATCTGTTCGGGCCTGGCGTTTCGCCGGCGAAACGTCCGCGCAAGAAGCGCGGCGCGTCATCGTCATCAACAGCAGCTTCAGGATAGCCCCCTGGGCCGATGTGCTGTACGCCTGCGATGAGCCCTGGTGGAAGGTTCATGCCCAGGAGGTGCGCCGGATGTTCCATGCGGAACTCTGGACCCAATGCGAGGCTGCGGCTTCGCGGTACGGACTGCAGCGCATGCCCTCTCAAAACCTGCCCGGACTGAGCGATCGGCCGGGGCATATCAACCAGGGCGGCAACAGCGGCTACCAGGCCATCGGCCTGGCACACCAGTTCGGCGCCTCCCGGGTGCTGTTGCTGGGCTATGACATGCAGCGCACCGGCGGCAAGAGCCACTGGCACGGGGATCACCCGAGGCCGCTGGGGAATCTGGGGAAGCTGCTCCCCAACAAGTGGGTGCTGCAGATGGACCGGCTGGCCCAGGACGCCGTAGAGCGTGGCCTGGAAATCATCAACTGCTCGAGGGAGACGGCCCTGCGCTGCTTCCCTCGCAAACCTATCGTGGAGTGCCTCGGCGAATGAGGGACCTGATCATCAACGGCATGCACGGCCTGGGGGACAACATCCACCAGCGTGCCCTGGTGCGGCAGCTCACCAGGACGAACCGCGTCTGGCTGCGCACGCCCTGGCCTTGCGTCTACCACGACCTGGCCGGGCCCAACCTGAAGTTGGTGCAGCCGGTGACGCGGCTGCGCACCCAGGCGAAGAACGCCGCCCGCGAGGCCCAGAAATTCACGCGCGAGCGTGTGCCCGCCGCCCGGACAGTTCAGGTCAGCTATCAGCCCCAGGCTGTGCGGAATGAGGGCTCGGTGCTGGCGGCCCTGCTCAAGTCTGCCGGCGGCGAGCCGCGCAGCGCGGACTTCCGCCTGCCGGTGCCGCAGGCCTGGCACGACCGTGCCGCGGCCTGGATCGCGCGCTGGAACCCGCAGAAGCCGCTGCTGCTGTTCCGGCCCCTGCACGAGCGCAGCGAGTGGGGCGGCTGCCCCGCGCGCAACCCGGACCACGCGGCCTATGCGGAGCTGCTGGAGTCGATCCGCGACCGCTACTTCGTCGTCAGCATCGCGGACCTGGAGCCGCAGCGCGAATGGCTCGTGGGCCCGCGGGTACAGGGCGACGTGGAATGCCATGCCGGCGAGCTGGACTTCGAGACCATCGCGGCGCTGACCGAGCGCGCCGGGCTGGTGTTCAACACCCCGGGGTTCATGACGGTGCTGGCCCAGGCCGTCGGCGCGCCGGCGGTGACGGTGTTCGGCGGCTACGAGGACGCCGAGTCCTTCTCGGCCGGCGCGCACTACACCGCCTGGCTGCCGATCGAACCGATCCAACCCTGCAACTGCTTCTCACACGGACATGCCTGCGACAAGCGCATCGACATGCCCGCCGCCCTCGCCGCCCTGCAGAGCTTCGCCGATGAAACTCTCAACCGTCAGCCGCTCGCGGCTTAACCTCCGCCCGCTCGACTGGACCGGCCTGGAGCGCCGGTTCATGAATGAGAGCGAGCTGGAGACCCTGGTGGCGCTGGTGGCCAGCGTGAAGCCGAAGGGCGTGCTGGAGTTCGGCGTGAACACCGGCCGCACCTCCAAGGCGATCCTGCGGCACGTACCGGGGATCCAGTGCTACCAGGGCATCGACGTGCTGCCGGGCTACGTCACGGAGCGCCTGGTGCAGCGCAAGGAAGTCCCGGAGGATCCCGGCCACCTCGCCCGCGGGGACAGCCGGTTCCACCTGGTGCTGAGCGCCCAGGGCTCGCTGGACCTGACGGCGGCTGACCTGCAGCGCTGCGACGCCGCCTTCATCGACGGTGACCATGGCCGCAGGGCCGTGGAGCACGATTCGCGCCTGGCGCGCCAGCTGGTGCGTCCCGGCGGGATCATCATCTGGCACGACTATCACGACCTCGGCAACGTCGATGTGCGTGAGGTCCTGCACGAGCAGGCCGCCGCCGGCGCGAACATCCAGCACGTGAAAGGCACCTGGCTGGCCTTCGAGCGGGTGGCGGGATGAGTACCCCCAACCTGGTCACCCTGGAGGAGGCACGTCAGCAGGTGCGACTGGACGCCGATCTCTTGGACGAAAATCTGGCGCTGTATATCCAGGCCGCGTCCGAACAGTGCGTGGAGTTCCTGGGCCGGCCGCTGTACCTGACTGCCGAGGAGCTGGCCGCGGCACAGGCCTCGACCAGCGACCGCGAGGACGACCCGAACGCCATGGTGGTCAACGGCTCGATCCGGGCGGCCTGCCTGCTGATCGTTGCGGATCTGTACCGCTTCCGCGAGAACCGGGACCAGAGCCCGATCAACCAGGCGGCCACGAACCTGCTATGGAAGTTCCGCGTGGGATTGGGTGTCTGATGGCCTGCGAAGCCTGCCGCCGCCGGCGCGAGAAGCTGAAGGAAGCCCTGCGCAACCTGAGGAAGAAGCCATGCCCCTCCCCGCCGGCACGCTGACCCATCGGCTGGTCGTGCAGCGCCCCATTGAAAGTCGAGGCGCCTCGGGCGGAGTGGCCACGACCTTCGAGGACTTCCTTGAGGTCTGGGCGCGTCCGCTCTCCGGCAAGAGTGCGGAGCGCTATACGGGTAGCCAGGTGATCTCCGCCAACTCGCAGATCTGGGAGGTGCGTTATCGCCGCACCATCACAGCCACCATGCGCCTGAAGTGGATCGTGGATGCTGGCTCGCCAGAACTTGCCCGCTACTTCGACATTCAGGGGTCGCCGCTGCCGGACGAGCTGAACGAGCGCATGGCATTGGTGACCATCGAGCGCGAATCCGCCGGGTGGCGCCAGTGAGCGGCGCGCTGGATGGCGTCGCGCAGCTCATGCGCCAGCTTGAGGAGCTGGGCCTGGCGGCGAATGGCAAGGCGCTGCGCGCCGCGGTCCGAGCCGGCTCGCGGCCGGTGGTCAAGCGCGCCAAGCAGCTGATCCCGGAAGGCGCGGATGCGCACCGCACCTATCGCGGCCGGCTTGTTACCCCCGGCTTCGCCAAGCGGAGCATCCGTACGGTGACCAAGCTCAGCCGGGACAAGCAAAAGGCAAGCGTCGCCATTGGCGTGCGAGCAGAGGCGTTCTATGCCACGCAATTCGTGGAGCTTGGCACCTCACGCCAAGCGCCCCAGCCTTGGCTCCGGCCCGCGATGGAGCAGACCCAGCAGGAGCAGCTTGCGGCCTTGGGCGATTCGCTAAAGAAGACCATCGAGAAGGCGGCGAAGAAGAAGTGAAGGACCAGCTCTACACCATCCTGAGCACCGCCTCGGGAGTGGAGGCGCTTGTCTCCGATCGCATCTATGCCCTGGTGATTCCGCAGCGCGCCTGGAAGGACCAGCAGGTGCAGCCGTGCATCGTCAGCTCGCAAACGAGCCTGGAGGAGAACGTCTCCTATTGCGGCGCCACGGGCCTTGCCCGCACGCGCTTCCAAATCGACGCCTACGCGGTGGAGTACGAGGCCGCCGGCGAGGTTGCGGCGGCCATCAAGGCGGCGTTGCGTGACTACCGCGGCCTGGTGGGGGGTGTGCTGATCAAGCACGCCGCCCTGGAATCCGAATTCGACCTTACCGACCCGGAACCCGGCCTGTTCCGTGTCCAGCAAACCTGGGCCTTCTGGCATACGACGGAGTGAACAATGGGTGAAGAAACCATCGGCAATGATTTCAAGTTCCAGCTCGGCAATGGTGCGTCGCCCGAGCTGTTCGAGGATTTCTGCGCCGTGATCGACGTGGGCGAGCTGGGCGAGGAAAGCCCGCTGGTGCGCCTGACCTCGCTGTGCGACGACGTGGAGCGCTACCGCGCCGGCCTGGCCGACGGCCTGGAGATTCCCCTGCAGGCGAACTTCGCCCAGGGCGACGAGCAGATCCGCGTACTCTACGAGGCCTTCAAGGCCAAGACGGAGCTGAACTTCCGCCTGGTCACCAAAGCCTCGCCGATGGATTCGTTCGCCTTCACATCGATCGTCCGCGGCTGGCGCATCTCGCCGCCGGTGGGCGACCGCACGACGGTGACCTTCACGCTGAAGATCGTCAGCGAAGTAGTGTGGGACGAGGCTGCCTGATGGATGTCGCTGCCCTGATGGCCCGCGCTGCCGCGGTGCCGACCGTGGAGGCCGAGGTTGACGGCATCAAGGTGACGCTTCGTGCGCCGTCGGCCGCCGCCAACTCGGCCTATGCCTTGGCATGGCGTGCCGGCCAGCGAGACGAGGCGCTGGCCGGCCTGCTTCGCCACTGCGTGGTGGACAGCAGTGGCCAGCCCTGCCTGACTGATGAGCAGGCGCTGATGCTGGCGAAGGCTGACGATGCCCTGACCCAGCCGCTGGTCCGCAAGATCAACGAGTTCTCGGAGCGGCAAAAAAAGCCTCACGCCCCAGGAACTGATGCTGTGCCGGATCAGCCTGCTCCTGGGGCGCCCGCCGTCTGAGGTTGAAGCACTCCCCGTAACGGACCTGACCCTTCTCACGGCCTACTGGGCTGACGAGCCCTGGGGGCCGTGGCGGGACAACGTGCACGCGGCAATCGTCGCCGCCGCTGTCGTCAACTCCAGTAACCCGCCTCCCCAGAGGCCGGTGAATTACACCCGCTTCATGCTCCGCCCGCGCAAGGCCGGCCAGGCCGAGAACCGCGGCTCCTTGCTCTCTGCGTTGCGCCTGATGGCGCGTAGGAAACCCCGTGACTGATCTCGCCAAACTCGTGGTCCGGCTGGAGGCCGAGACCGCGAAGTATCAGGCTGAGCTGGACAAGGCCAAGCGAAAGCTGAGCGGCTTCGAAACGGACGTCAATGCGTCCGCCAAGAAGATCGGCTCGGCCATCGGCGTTGGCCTGGCTGCCGGCGCTGTTGGTTTTGCTGCCATGGTCCGTGGTGCCCTCGACACCGCTGACGCCATGGACGAGCTGTCGCAGAAGACTGGCGCTTCGGTGGAGGCGCTGTCGGCTCTGGACTATGCGGCGCGCTTTGAGGGTGTGGAGGGCATGGGGCAGGCGCTGACCAAGCTGGCCCGATCCATCGAAGCGGCGCAGAGTCCGACCAGCGAGCAGGCGGAGTACTTCAGGGCGCTTGGCGTTGCGACGAAGACGGCGGAAGGGAATCTCCGCTCTGTTGACGACGTGCTGCTAGACGTAGCCGAAGGCATCTCCAAGTTCGGCGATGGCACGGAGAAGACGAACGCCGCGGTGGCGCTGTTTGGCAAGACCGGCGCAGATCTGATCCCTTTCCTCAATCGTGGTCGAGATGGCATCCGCGAGCTGACCGAGGAAGCGCGGGGCCTCGGCCTGGTGCTGGATGGGCCAACAGCTGCCGCCGCCGCCCAGTTCAACGACAACCTCAACCGGGCGCAGGGTGTCGTGCAAGGCCTTGCCACGCGTTCGGCTGCGAATCTCGCGCCCAGCCTGGCGCTGATCACGGATCGAATGGCTGCTGCCGTGAGGGACAGCGGGTCGCTAAACGCTGCCTTCAAGGCGCTGGAAATCACGATGAAGACGGTGATTGCCGGCGGCGCTGTGCTGGGCCAGACCTTTGACTTCCTGGGTAAGTCACTTGGCGCCAGTGCTGCTGCATTGGTTGCTGCGGCTGGTGGTGACTGGGATGAGGCCAGGAAGATTCTGATCGAGGCTGGCAAGGATATTCGCCAGGATACGGCTGACACTGGGAAGTTCATCAACGATCTGTACTTCGGCGCCGCCGAAGCTCTCAATGCAACGGCCACTGCGGCAGACAATGCTTCCCAGAAAACCTTCAAGCTTGCTCGGAGCTCCAATGATGCTGCTAAGGCGGCACGCGCGGCGGCGCAGGCTCAGAAGGAATTCAATTCTGAGCTGGAGAAATACAACCAGAACTTGATCAGGGAAGAGGACGACTCGCTTGATCCAGTGAGAAAGCGCGCTCAGCTACTCGAATCCATCATGACGCCGCTGGAGAAGTATCAGAAGGCCATGCGCGAGCTGGATGAGTCTGGGCTGCGGGAAATGGACCCTTCTAAGTATCAGCAACTCAAGCGCTCGTACGAAGATCAGTATGACGCCGCGATGCGCGGCATCGAGAAGGTAGGCGAACTGCGGGATGTATTCGCTGGCTCTGTGCTCGACATGGAGGCCATGGCCAAGCGCGGCGCTGAGAACATCCAGGACTCGCTGGCTGATTTCTTCCTCAACCCTTTCGAAAAAGGACTAAAGGGCCTCGCGCAAGGCTTCACCTCCATGCTCCAGCGCATGGCCGCAGAGGCCGCAGCTTCCGAGGTCATGAAGGGCTTTCTGAACCTGGGCATGTCGGCGCTTCAGGGGTCCAGCTTCGGCCTGCCAGGCCTGGACCAACCGATCAGTGGTGCGCTTGCCGGAGGTGGCCCAGCCCATGCCGGTAATGCCTACCTCGTTGGCGAAGAGGGCCCGGAGCTCTTCGTCCCGAATTCCAGCGGTACGGTAGTGCCCAACGGCAAATCCATGGGCGCGCCGCCCGTGGTGCAGAACTTCTACATCAATGGCCAGGGAGGCGCCGGCCGCCAGACGGCTGATCAGGTTGGGGCGGCTGCCTACAGTGGCGCGCTGCGCGCCTGGCGGAGGAACGGATGAGCTTCCTGGAAGCGCCGGCATTCCCGGCTTGTCCCTCGTTCGGCTACAGCTTCAGCCCGGGATACTCCGTGCGCATCGTGCAGATGGAGTCTGGCCGCGAGTTGCGCAACCGGAATTGGGCGCGCCCTTTGATCCGAGTGAGCTGCACTGTGGGCCCGCGCGAGGAGGAGGAGATTTACTCGCTCCTGGGCTTCTGGCATGCGGTGGGTGGCACGGAATGCGGTTTCCGCTTCCGCAACCCGGCTGACTGCCTCAGCTGTGCCATTGGCCAAACGCCGGCTGCCACCGACCAGCCGCTGGTTTCCACGGGTGACAGCCCGGCAGCCTACCAGCTGACGAAGCGCTACACGCGCGGGGCGCGCTCCCAGGACATCGATATCGTCAAGCCGGTCCCTGGCGCGGTGATCGTCGCCAATCAGCTGGGTGAGCTGCAGCCCCCGACCGCCTACACCCTGGACACCACGACCGGCATCCTCGTGCCCAATGGTGGCTTCGTGGGTGTTCCTGCGACTTGGGGCGGGGAATTTGACCTGCCGATGCGCTTTGACTCGGAGTTCCCGATCGAGATCATCGATCAGCGCATCCAGTCCGTGACCTTCACCCTGGTGGAGCTGCGCAACCCATGAGGCAGATCTCGCTGGCTGACCTCAACAGCCTGAAGCAAGGCGTCACGACCTGGGCCATTGGCTGGCAGCTGATCAACACGCAGGGCCAGTACTTCCGCTCCACTGACCATGACCGTGCGATCCAGGTTGCGCGCACCATCAATGGCATTGTGCTGGACGGGGAATACCCGCCGTTCTCTTCGATCCAGAGCAGCGAGCTGCAACTCTCGTCGGACATGGCCGTCAACAACCTGGACCTTGACATCCTGCTTCAGCAGAACGGCATCACCGCAGCCGATATCCGCGCTGGCCTCTTTGACAACGTGGCGTGCACACTTTTTTTGGTGAACTGGGCCAACCCGACTGACAGCGGGATCATCCTGCAGCACGGCATGGTCGGCGACTTCAAGACCTTCGTAAATGGCCTGGCGAAGGGGGAACTGCGCGGTCAGGCCCAGAAGCTCGCGCAACAGGTCTTGCAGGCTGTTTCCCTGACCTGCCGTGTACGCCACCTGGGTCAGGCGCCCTGCTCGGTGGACGTGGCCTCCCTGACGGTTACCGGCGTGGTGGATACGGTCATCAACCGTCGCGTGCTCGAGACGACCCTGGATCTCGGTGCAACGCCCTCGGCCCCAGGCCACTTCGTCGGCGGCCTGCTGACCTTCACCAGCGGCGCCAACGCCGGCTTCGCACGCGAGGTGAAGCTGGACAGCTCCGGCGATCCCGCTGTCCTGGGCCGCATCGAGCTCTTCGAGCCTTTTCCGTTCACCGCGGCTCCCGGCGACACCTTCAGCCTGGAGCCCGGCTGCGATCGCACCTGGGAGACCTGCCGCGACCGCTTCGGCGCGCAGCTGGACTTCGACGGCGAGCCCGACGTGCCCGGCCCGACCGAGATGCTGCGGGGTGTCGATTGAACGGCGCAGACGTGGTCCTGGCCGCCCGCCGCTGGGTGGGCACCCCCTACCTGCACCAGGCGCGCCTGCAGGGCGTGGGCGTGGACTGCATCGGTCTGGTGCTGGGCGTCGGCGCCGAGGTCGGCGCCTGGCCGGCGAGCTTCAACTACACCGGCTATGGCCGGTTGCCGCACAATAATAACCTCCTGCAGGAGGCCCAGCGCCACTTCCTGCAGATCCCGATCGAGGACGTTCAGCCCGGCTGCATCCTGATGATGCGCTGGTTCACTGAGCCGCGGCACGTCGCCGTTTTTGCCGGCGAAACCTTGATCCACGCCGCCAACAACTTCCGGCGCGTCGTTGAACACCGTTACGACGAGAAGAGCCGAAAACGCACCCTGTACGCGTTCCGCTTTCCTGGGGTGAGCTATGTCTAACATCGGACAGGTGGCCGTTACCCTGGCCGGCGCCTACGTGGGCGGCATGGTCGGAATGCCAGGCCTGGGCGCATCGCTGGGCAACCTGGTGGGCCAGGCGCTCTTCCCGACGAAGCTGCCTACGAATGTGGGCCCGCAGATCGCCGACCAGCAGGTCACGACCTCTGCCATCGGTGCTGCCTGGCCTTGGGTGTTCGGGCAGGACGCAGTGGCCGGAAATCTCCTGTGGAAGGATAAGGTCGTCAACCATCCTCACACGACCGAAGCCGGCGGCAAGGGTGGCCCGACCCAGAAGAGCATCTACTACACCGCCACGGTCAGCTACGCCGTGGGCCTCTGCTACTGCTACGACGCCCCGATCGCGGGCATCACCCGAATATGGCGCAACGAGAAGCTGGTTTACGACGTTCGCCCGCAGCAGCCCGCCGAGACGGATGAGGCCTATGCGGAGCGCGTCGCCGCCAGCGAAGGCTATGCCGAAGGCTTCACGCTGTACCTCGGCACCTCCGATCAGATGCCTGATCCCACGATAGAGGCTGTCAAGGGCATTGGCAATACGCCGGCCTACCGCAACCGAGCCTACATCGTTCACACGGATGCGGATGTCACTGATACGGGCGGCCGAATCCCGAACATGCGCTACGAGTTGGTCGCCGGGGGTACCGATGCCACGGCGACGGTTATCCAGCGTGCGTCGGCGGTGATGTATCCATGGCTGTCTACTGGAATCGACCCACGCCGCTGCGAAAATGATCATGAGTACCGCTACTTTGGCGAAGCCTGGAGCGATAGTGAGGGCACAACTGAGTGGCATTCGAGCTTGGCAGAAGCACTGGACGACGCCACGGCTGAGACCGAAGCCAATTGTTCCGGCGCGCAGCTGATTGGCTGGTCCATTGACGCCGTCAATATCAATTGGTCAGGCGCGTTGCGCCCATATGCCGGCAGCGCCCCCGCCGAGCAGGAAGTCCTATACCTGCACCTTCAGACTGTGCCGCTCGAAGACATCAACTTGGGCTACCACCCAGCCCTCGAGAATGTAGAACCAGGCAGCGGTTCAACCTGTGCTGCAGTTCAAGCTGCTGGAGCCCAGCTCAATGATGGAAATCGACTCTGGTGGTCCGGTCGATACACCGATGAGAGTCCGGATGCGCAAAATGGCCTAGGGGTCTATTTCCGCGCAGACAACAATGTTTCGACCGCCCCCATTTATCCTCGAGAGCGAAACTCCAACAACTGCATTTTCGAGCCCTCGGGTGGGCAGTTGCATATCGTTCCGGACCTGATTATCGGCATCCGAAGGAAGCCTCGAGCTCCGGCGCCGCCCTGTACGCCGCGCTGCAGCGATCCTTACCCGCTGCTGCCCGAGAATCCAAACTATTGCGCCATCGGCGGCCGGGTCGAGCACATGGTTGGCTACTCGGAGGCAAGTGGTAGCTTCAAGGCTTTGGCCAACTACCGTGTATCCAGCAGAATCGTCACCGACTATCCCCTTGGACCAATCATCGTTGCCGGGTCTCCGGGGGATAATCAGGCAGCATGGGAGTCCGCCTATGCGGCGGCTCAAGCGGCGAACGCCAGGATTCGCCCCGGTCTGGTCTATGGCGTCGATTACCCCGTAGTACCTACCAAGGCCTACGTCCGCAGCTACCAGCAGTATGCCCTGGAGCCGTACCCGCCAACCGTAGGTAGCATCGTACGCGCCATCTGCGAGGAGGTGCGCATCCCTTCCAACCGCATTGACGTCAGCGATCTCACGGATACCCTGCCCGGATATAGCCTGTCCACGCTGATGACGGCGCGCCAGGGCATTGAGCCCCTCCAGGCCTATCAGTTTTTCGACTGCGTCGAGTCCGATGCCCTGCTGAAGTTCCCGGCGCGCGGCCAGCCCATCGTGCTGACGCTGAGCGAGGACGAGCTGGGCGCCCGTTTCGCCGGCGAAACCGCGCCTCCGCTGGTCGCCACGCAGATCCAGCAGGCCGTTGAGCTGCCGCGGTTCGTTCGGGTCCATTACAAGATGGGTGCCAAGGACTACCAGCCCGGCATGCGGCAGTCGCCGCCCCGCATGACCACGGATTCCGTCAACGCCAAGGACGTGCAGCTGGCAATCAATATGACGGATGAGAAGGCAGCCCAGATCGCCCAGGTCATTCACCAGGACGACTGGTGGGGTCGTGAAACCTACGAGACCCATGTTTCTCCGGCGCTCCTACAGGTGGAGTGCGCCGATTGCGTAGGCCTGCCTGTGGAGGGTCAGATCGAGAGGGCGCGTATCGTCGGGGTGAGCTTCGCGCCTCCATTCAGCCCGCTGAAGTGGTCACTGCGGCGGGATGACGACGGCGTATATGTAAGCTACGCCAAAGGCACTGCCGCGCCGCCCTCTGACGACCGCGTGGGCGTCTCGGGGCCGACCCGGCTGCTGATCATCGACGGTCCCGCCCTGGACAGCAGCGCCAACGATGCCGGCGTCTACGTGGCGGTTTGGGGGGAATTTAGCCGCTGGGCGGGCGCGCAGGTCATGAGCTCGATTGACGGCGGGGCCAGCTACAAGGAAAGGGTCACGATCCTCACGCCTGCAACCGTGGGTCGTGTCGTAGGCGTGCTAGATGCCGGACCGACCGTAAACGTCTGGGACTACGCGTCAGTGCTGGTTGTGGACATGGATCAGGGTGTTCTCTCGACTTCGACGCAAGAGGCCGTCCTCAATGGCGCGAACCCTTGCTTTGTCGGCGCCGATGGGCGCTGGGAGGCGCTGCAGTACGTCAACGCGACCCTGTTGGGCGAATTCGACGGGAAAAAGCGCTTCCAGGTGACCACGATGCTGCGCGGCCGCCGCGGGACGGAATGGACGCAGCCGCTGCACGAGGTTGGTGATTGGGTCGTATTGGTGGGCCCGGGTATGGCGCGGGTGGCCGGGGAGGAAGCCGATATCGGGCGGGCAGCGCAGTGGAAGGCTGTCACGCTGGACATGATGGAGGAGGCGGCTGCCGCACAGGGCTTCATCGGACACGGCGTTGCGCTCATGCCTTACAGCGTTTCGCAGCTGGCAGGTCGCCGCCTAGCCAACGACGACATCGAGATCACCTGGCTGCGCCGTTCGCGCCTTGGCGTGGAGTGGCGCGACTACGTTGACGTGCCCCTCAATGAGTCGTCGGAGTTGTACTTGGTGGAGATCCTGAGCCCCCAAGGAAGCACGTTGCGGACGCTCAATGTCGCCGTTCCTGCGTTTGTTTACAGCGCCGCAGCCCAGTCGGAAGACTTTGGGGGCCCTGTGACCAGTCTGCAGGTCCGAGTCCGGCAAATCTCTGAAATTGTCGGGCCTGGCTATCCAGCCTTGGCGGCTCTGGAACTCCCCCTGGTCGCATAACCCATCAGACATCTGCCAGCGCCGATCGGCTCTGGCAATCAAGCGAGAAACGATATGCCAACTGTTACTGGAGCCCAAATCCCGGTCATCGACGCGAGCCAGGGGAACAAAGAACTTACCCACAACGAGGCGATGGTGCAGATCGGAACATTCTTCTCGGGCGTCCTATCTGCGAGTGTGACCGACCCTCCGTCAGAGCCGGTCAATGGCAATGCGTACTTGGTCCCTGATGACGCGACCGGCGTGTGGACGGGGATGGATCAGAAGATCGCGCTCTATTTCTTCGGATACCGCTTCATCGATCCATTTCCCGGGGTGTTGATTTATGTTGCCGATCTGGGACAGTGGTGGACCTACAACGGGTCAAGCTGGGGTGCGTACAACCCTGGTGCGGGTGTCATTGGCCCCGGATCTTCGGTATCAGGCAATATCCCGGCGTTCAATGGGACGGGCGGCGACAGTCTCCAGGACAGCGGGAAAGCCTTCTCGACCGACGGTACCCTCTCCAGCGATTCGGACGACAAGATTCCGACCGAGAAAGCCGTCAAAACCTACGTCGATGCCCTTGTCGCCGCGCAGGATTCGATGGTATTCAAGGGCGCCATCGACTGCAGCGCCAACCCCAACTACCCCGCAGCCGATGCGGGCCACGTCTACAAGGTCAGCGTCGCCGGCAAGATCGGCGGCGCCAGCGGCCCGAACGTGCAGGCGGGCGACACCCTCTACTGCATCACCGACAGTAGCGCCTCGGGCGACCATGCCACCGTCGGCGCGAATTGGGTCATCGTGCAGGTCAACATCGACGGCGCCGTCATTGGTCCAGCGAGCTCAACCGATGGCGGCCTGGCCCTTTTCGACGGCACGACTGGCAAGCTCGTCAAGGGCGACGGCCTCACGGTCAGCAACGACGACTTCCTGCAGCGCAAGGCCGGCGCCTGGGCGAACCGCACGCCTGCGCAGGTCGCGGCCGATCTGCAGGCTCTGATACAGGCCCCGCGCATCCAGGCTGTGACCTCGTCCGCCACCGTGACGCCGACCTTCTCGGATGACATGGTGAAGATCACCGCCCAGGCCGCGGCGCTGGCTCTCGCGAACCCGACCGGGACGGCCGTCCCAGGCGCTGGCTTGGTCATCCGCATCAAGGACAACGGCACGGCGCGCGCGATCAGCTACGACACGCAATACCGGGCAATCGGCGTGACACTTCCGACGACGACGGTCATCAACAAGACGCTTTACCTGGGCTGTATCTGGAATGCCGACGACACGAAGCTCGACGTCGTCGCCGTGGCGCAGGAGGCATAAGCGATGCTGCCGGCCAAGATCATGCGTATGCGCAATCCATCCGCAAGTAGCGGCGGGGACCCTCATTGGGCGAATGTGGTCGCGTTGCTACATTTCGACGGAGCCGACGCCTCCACCAGCATTGTCGATGAAGCGGGCGGTTCATGGTCCGCTGTCGGCAACGCCCAGCTCGACACGGCACAAGCCAAGTTCGGCGCATCTTCATTGCTGCTCGATGGATCAGGCGACCGCGCGATCGGCACCGCGGGCAACAACTTCCTGCTCGACGGCGACTTCACCATCGAGGGCTGGTGCCGCTACAACAGCGCGGCCTCAAACAACAACCGTCGCTTCTTCGACCTCAAGCCCACCGGCACCGGCAACTCGCTATTTATCTATCGCAGCAGCCTGTCACAAGTCACCGTCAACGTCGGCGGCACGACTGCTGGCGGGTCTATGTCAAATGACGTATTCGTTCATCTGGCGGTGGCCAGGGTGGGATCATCGGTGCGCTTCTTCATTGACGGCACGCAGGCAGGATCGACGATCACCAATTCCGCCACTTTAGGCAATAACACCGTGGCGCCTGTGATTGGCTCCGATCTTGCCGGCCGTGACTGGAACGGCTGGATCGACGAGGTCCGCATCACCAAGGGCGTCGGCCGCTACACGTCCAGCTTCACTCCTCCGACGGCGGCATTCCCCAACTCCTAGCCAGCGGTCACTCGTAGCAAGTGACCATGTGCAAGCGGCATTCAGAGTTTTCGCAGTTGGGTACTTTCATCGCCCCGCAAGGGGCCTTCTTGTTTCTGGAGGAACCATGATCAGCCTTCCCGACTTCTGGATGGGCCGCGACAAGATACATCCGAAGGACCTGTCGCAGGAGATCCGCGACAACGCCGCGCTGACGGTGGCCAAGGTCAACAACCTGCTGGCGATCGCGAAGATCGATGCCAAGGTCTCCAGCGGCTGGCGGCCGCCGGCGATCAATGCGGGCGTGAAGGGAGCGGCGAAGAAGTCCAGGCACATGACCGGGCAGGCAGTGGATCTCGCGGACCCGAAGGGCGACCTCGATCGCTGGTGCCTGGACAACCTTGCGGAGCTGGAGCGCATCGGCCTCTGGCTGGAGCATCCGGACGCCACTCCCACGTGGTGTCACCTGCAGACCGTGCCGCCGGGCTCCGGCCGCCGCGTCTTCCGCCCGTAGGAGATCCATGGACAAGAACATCGGATTGCTGGAGTGGCTGATGAGCGGGGCGCTGGGCTCTTTCATCGCGGCCGCCTTTTTTCGGGAGAAGGGCCCGATCGAGATGGCGCTTGCGGTGGCCTGCGGCATGACCTGCGCCTACTTCATCGGGCCCTATGCAGCCGAGGTGCTGAATCTCTCCAGCGCGGGCCAGTCGGCCCTGGGCTTCGTCACGGGCCTTACGGGGATGTTTCTAGTCGGGGGGCTTATCAACGCGGCCCGGGTGTTCCAGCGCGATCCCTGGAGCATCTGGGACCGCCTGCGCGGGCGTGGAGGCCCTACCCAGCCATGAGCTTCGCTATCCATTCGCCGATCGTTGGCGCCGCCTTCGTGATGGCCTGCTTCAGCAACGTCGCCTGCGTCCTGTGGCTGCTGAACTCCCGCTACCGAAAGGCAGCCCTGACCTACCGGATGGGCACCATGCTCCTCGCTGCCGGCGTGATGCTGGCGGGCCTGGGCGTGCTGCTGCTGCCGACACGGCCGATCTTCCCCAGTGACCTGGTGATCCAGTTCGGCCTGGCGCTGATGTTCGGTCTGCTGGCCCGGGACCAGCGCCGCCGCCGCGGCCAGCCGGAACGGAGGCAGCATGGACGCTAACTCTCTGCGGCTCATTCTGGTGGCGGCCGCGCTGGCTTTCAGCGCCTGGTTCGGCTGGTGGATGCGGGGTGATCTTGCCCCGCGCCCGGAAGTCACAGCAGCGGCCCCTGCGGTGCGCCAGGAGGACGGCAGCCTGGTGGCCGCCCGTGAACCCCATGCCAAGCCACCGCCGGCGCCGCACGCGCTTCCCATGGGCTCGCGCGAGGAGCGCCGGATCTCGGCGACGGTTTCGCCGGCGAAACCGGACTGCCCTCCGGTGCGCCTGGACCTGTCCCTGGTCCGGGACGATGCCGGCGGCCGCCGCATGGTGGCCAGCTCGCCGGACGGCGAGGTGATCCAGGCGCTGGACATGCCGATCGAGGCGGCCTTCCTACCGCCGCCGGCGCGGCCGTGGGCGGCCGGCGTCAGCTGGGCGCCGCGGGAGGAGCTGGGCGGGGTTTGGATCGAGCGGGATCTCGGCCGGCTCAGGGTCGGCGCCGACATCGAGGAGGCCGGTGGCGGCGAGCTGCAGGCTCGGGTGCGCGTTGGATGGAGGTTCTGAGCATGGCCGCGATCAGTAAGGTGCTTCGCAAGGCCGAGGGTGGCCGATTGCTGTTCCTGTGTCCTGGCTGCGATACGCTGCACTATATCCAGCACGGCCCCGGGCCCGGTCCCCGCTGGGACTACAACGGCAATGCGGATCGACCTACCTTCAGGCCCAGCGTGCTCGTGAGCTGGGACCAGTGGGAACCGCCGGCGACGTCCCCGGAGATCGCGGAGAGAATCCGTCGGGGCGAGATCCAGCAGGTGAAGGTGCAGAAGGTCTGCCACTCGTTCGTGACAGACGTGCGCATCCAGTTCCTGGGGGACTGCACCCATGCCCTGGCCGGACAGACCGTGGACCTGCCGGACGTGGACGGCTGA